GCCATCGACATCCGCCTGATTGTTACGTTAGGCGGCATCTTATTTAGTGTGGCGGGCGCTGCCGCTGTAGGTAAGATGCAGATTAAGGTTATTCAGGATACCTTGTCGGACATTGAATCCCGTATCCGCAAAATTGACCAGAGAATAGACGCGCTCGAAAATGGCGAAAGTGTAGTTAAGCAGCGCCTCGACATCTTGGCTAAGATGAACTCGCCCGAAAACTTGCGTCGTGACCACATGCAAGTAGCCAATATTCTGGCCGACATCGCGTATCTAAAGTCTGAAGCGGATCGGATGCACAAGATTCATAATGGCGTGCATCCGCCTGTCGCTAGTGAGAGGAAGGCGACATGAACTTTAACATACAGTCGGTGCTGACCGCGCTGGCTCCAATCCTGTTCGCAGCCGTAGGATACCTCATCACCAGCCTGAACGAGCTAGAGAGCCGCATCCAGAAAACAGAAGGCTATCTTATGCTGCTGGTCACGCCGCAGGGTGAGATCGTCGCATCTCCCGCCAACAGTATCGAGCGGCAGAAAATGCGTGAGGATTTCATGCACATCATCCACGACATGCAGGTCAGGATTAAATTGCTAGAGGCGGATAAAAAATGAAAAAGGCGGGTCCAAGACCCGCCTTTTTTTTCAACCCCAGTCGGGCTGAGTTGTTTCGGACTGCTCCTCATCGGGTGGCTCCGACTCGTCTTGAGTCTCCTCCCCTGTTTGGTCTGGCGGTACACCAACACGCCCAACCGTGTTGGCAACCCACCAACTGTTTGACAGAGCGTTGCGCATCAGATCGAGAGACTGACTTGCGGCGAGTGGGTTCGGGACCATCTCCGCATCAAACGTCAACTCAACACCAGCAACCTGACCGTCTGCGCTGACAGCCGCGTAGACACTTGCTAGGGGTAGAATCTTCATGTCATCAGACATCTGCCCCCTCCAAGGTAACAGCCTCTAACGCGGCCTGGCTCCAACGCTCAATGGTCATAGCAAGCTCGTCTTGCAGAGTTTCCATAAGCTCTGAGCCTTCGCTGCCATTGACAGATAAATTTGATACAGCAGCTTTCGCTGCCTGCACAATTTTCAACACTGACATCACAGTTTCCATATTACTCCAATCAGAGGTGTGTCTATACTGTTCCTTATTACGGTTTTAAGGCCGGTAGTAGACACCGATTCTCAACGCTAGGCAACACCCCAACACACTAAAGGGTGTCCTCCAGATTAGGGTCTGCCCTTGGTAAGGTTCTCAGCAACGAGCCGAGCCAAGTCTGACGGGGGCAAACCGTAGCCGTCAGACGAGTTAGAATGTCTGTTAACTGGCCGCAGTAGCTCAGTGGTAGAGCACTCGCTTGGTAAGCGAGAGGTCGAGAGTTCAATTCTCTCCTGCGGCACCACCTTCTCGGCGTGAGAAGGTGTATGCGTCAGCTTTGTGTCAGAACCGCCAAGTTTTGACACAGCTTCTGACACAGTATCAGGCGTGAAGTAGGCGTAGCGTGTGACCATCTGCAAGCTGGTGTGACCCAGCAGCTTGGCCACGACGCTGATGTCCGTACCCTTCTGTAGAAGATGGCTGGCGAACGTGCGCCGACAATCGTGCGGCCTAAAGTTCTCGATGCCAGACGCCTCAAGGGCGTCGCCCCAATACTTGTAGAACATCTTCTGTCGCCACTGGCACCCAGTCGTCGTGGTGAAGACCCAGTCACCCGACGCCCCGTGCAGATAGCGCCCGACGATAGGCAGGATCGGAACCTTTCGAACGCGCCTTGCCCTGCCGGACCCCTTCTTGGTCGTAAACAGAACGCCGTCCGGCAACACATGTTCTGGCTTCAGATTAAACGCCTCACCAAGACGGCAGCCCGTGTAGAACAGCGTCGTTGTTAGCGGGACAATCGGCTCCGGGCAGCACGACAGAAACAGATCGCGCTCGCTCTCCGTCAGCCACCTGTCTCTGGCATCATCGACCTTCGGCTTGCGCAGCCGAAACTCTGGCACCTCGATGCCAATCTCCTGCGCGTGATTAAACATGGCCGTGATCGTGGTTAGTTTGCGCTTGACGGTTCCCGCTTTGACTCCGCCAGACGTCGCATGGCGCATGATCTCTGCGGACGAGATGTCGTCGAGCAAAGTCTTGTGGCCAAACTTTCGGACGAGAACATCCACCACGCGCCGGTCAGTGTCTCCCGGCGCATCTGGCTTACCAAGGTAAGCGTCCACCACGTCGCCCAAGGTTGCCTTCGGCGTCGTCTTTGGGATAGCAGCTACAACATGCGGTGGCGGTGAGTAAGATGCGCCCCGCAACAACTCAGATTTGACACGCTCCAACTCAACGACAGCGAACGCCTCGTTCGTGTGCCCAGTCGACCGCCGTACCCGCTTAACGCTACCATCCAGCAGCTTTAGCGAACCCGTGATGTGGAAGACGTCGCCGCGCTTCGTTAGATGCAGACCCGATGGACCACCCATCAAGCAACTCCTTTCGAGCGCACGTCGCCGACGTTTGCATAGATGTCGTAGTAAGGACAAGGCTCCGTGTACTCAATCGCCCAGCGCTTCGGCAGTCCACCGCTCAGAGCCAAGTAGTCCTCGTCGCTGATCGACTCAAATGCCCTCTGTAATTTGAACACAATCTCAGAGCGCCTGTGGACACCCAGCTTCTTGGCCACGCCGCGCACATGAACCTTCGCAGTATTTAACTCAACCCCCATCCTCTTGGCGATAACATCGTTGCCGAAACCGCAAAGGATGCATTGGATTGCGACGTGCTGCTTTGTCGTAAACTTGGACAGAATGCTCGCGAAATCCATCACGGGTGCTGGACTCCCTCCCTGCATCGCCAGCAAGGCATCGAGCTTCGCCTCGATTCGGATCATACGTTCTTCAACCTCTCGCAGAATAGGCATTTACGCCTCCACCATCATTATTCTGTTCGACACACCCTGTATAACCAACAATACACCCTATTGCAAGGGGGCGAAAGGGCGGGGCAATTCGCCCCGCCCATCAGCCTAGTCCTCGACCACAATATCTAGTGGCTTGGTCGGCGTTCTGTACCGCATGTTCTCAAGCAGGAACTCGCGTATCAGGGTGCGTAGTCGATCCGGGGCGCGTTCCGATTTCCAAACCAAACTGAACGCCTCTGCCATGTCACCAAAGTCATTGGTCATCAGGTCAACGGCGGCGCTCCATGCGCGCCTTTTGATGTGTGCTTGGTTGCCCTTGATCTGGATGTCTTCCGCCAACGCAACTAGCTTGTGGCTAGTGGTGTCTTTGGTTGCATCTCTGGGTGTGCGCACGGATGGCCAAAGTTTTGAGTAGTCTTCATAAGACGTTGCAGATACAGCGTCTTTATAAGACGTTGCAGTTACGGCAGTCTTGCGTTTAGCTGGCTGCCGCTTCGGTCGCCGATCCAGGAACTCTGGAATCTCCAATGCGTCTGGGGCTGGAGGCGGGGTATTGCTTGCAGGCTGCTCCGTCTCCATCACGCTCGCCAGCTTGGCTTGCGCAATCTTCTTCGTTACGTCGTCCGCTGAGGTACTCATAGGTCTCAACCCTCTCGTTGGTTAGGCGTTTGATGTCAAAGAAACCCCGATGCTCGGGGTGCAGGTACATGAAGTACCTTGAGTAGTAAGCGATGTACTCGTTCTTGATCTTGAACTCTCCGCTGGTCTCAACCTCCTCATCCCAGCGAATGCGATTAACGATCAGCCATGCCGAACACTTCGTCTTGCCCGACCTAATAGCCTTGAAGGTGTAGTGCTCGAACAGCTCGTACACATCGAGGTTGTCCAGATGCCAGCGCCACCACTCGCGCTTCATGTCGTCGCTCACGACGCAAGCCACACTGGCTCTGGCGTCTTGGTCCACATCGTCATGCGGCGGTGGCGGGCATTACCGGCAGCAACATGCAAGCCCGCCTCGATAACCTTGAAGCGGTAGTAGTCACGGTAAGACCGCACATGACACGACTCGCTGCGCCCTGATGCAGCGTGATCGTCATAGTTCACCTTGAACTCATCAGGCATGCAGCGTGGTGGATTGCGCCAAGGCTTGTCGGGCATGGCGTGAGCTGCAACAGCAAGCGACGGCAGGTGCTTGCCAGACGAATGCTCGGTGTCAAACCGACGCTGGTGCTCGGCATCCAGCTCAAGGGCGAGGTTCCAACACCAGTCATAGTGCTCACGACTGGCTCCCACCCACAGGGTCATGGGATGCTTCTGGTGGCCTTTGCTCAGGCGCTCGTAGCCAACCGGCAAGCCCTGCGCTCTGGCTTGGTCGCTCATCATCTGCACAGCCTCAAGCAACATCTTGCCGACATGTGCGTCATTGTGCTGGCGCGCAGCTAGCACAGGATCGTCATCGAGAAAGAATATGTTCATCTTTAACCTCGCTTAGGATTTCAATCTGCTTGATTGCGTAGGACACGCAGGTCTCAATCGCCTTGGCCCTACTGACTCCAGCCCCAAGACGCGACTCCATGAAGTCACGCACTCGGTCTAGCTTCTCAACGCTTTCACCACGCAGATGTATCTGCGCTTCCTTACTTCCACTCATGCTCAACCTCCTTGGCTATGTTGCGGATAGTTTCCAGATCAGCGTGGCGCACACCGCCACGCTTCACACGCTCGCCGACCTCGGCCCAGAACCGCAGGTTCCAGCTTCGCTTCGGCCATGTGCGCATCCACTCGGTGCGCACAACTGTCTTGGGTTTAGGACGATCAAGCCGCATGAGATGTCCGCCGTGCGGTAAACCGCTCGCCAAGCAGCAGCTTGCCAAGCTGGTCCATGCACTCACCGGCAAGGTCGCTCAAGTCGTGCAAGACAACGTGACGTGGGTAGAACTCTTCGACGGCATGATCGCCGATGCCGATGCCTACGAGATCGACATTCTCACTCTTTAGGCGCTCGATCACGCTAGTCAGGTGCCGCTTCGGCCACCTGTGGTCATTGGTGTGAAACGATGGCGATCCGTCCGACAGGACAAGCAAAATCTTGCGGCGCTGCGGCTGCTTCTTGAGGCGCTCGTGTGCCCACAAGACGCTCTCGCCATCCACGTTGTTGCCACCAACGTGGTTTACGATGGAGCCAAGCGCGGCTTGCGCATCAAACAAACGCTCGCGGAAGTCTTTGAAGACATACAGATCGAGAGGCTCCCATCGTGATGCGTCATACCGTCCACCGTAAGCACCACTCGGAGGCCGACTCTTGCTGTTGAAGCCAAGAACCTCGTAAGACGCGCTCGTCTTCTCAAGCGCCTGGCTCAGTGCGATGGCCGCATCCATTGCTGTCCGAATACGGTCACCGCAAGTCATAGAGCCGCTCATGTCGATCAGCATGCAGACGGCAGTGTCCAGTTCATTACGCTCGCTGCGCGCCTTGAAGACGTTAGGCTTGCCAGAGTAAGCGGACACAAGACGTCGGCTATCGAGACGACCGTTCTCAAGTCCGTACTCCCAATCGCGCATCTCCTTGGCCACGATGGCGCGTTCCAGCTTGCGGCGTATAACGCTGACGGTGCCAGCAGAACGCTGAACAGACAGCTTGTAGCTCACCGGCTCGTCCATTCTCTGCCCGTAGGTATAGCGAGGGTACTTGCCCTTCTTGTCCTTGCGGGTGTGAACCTTGTCGTGAGCAGTAGAGTACGGGCGATAGCGTTCGCTGCTGGTGGTGGTGAGGTCGGCCTCACGCAGCGTGTGCTTGACCGCCTTGGCAACGTCCGGGTCGTACACATCGAAGTCATCAGTCGTGTAAACCTTGACCTCACCAGCGCCACGACCACCACCGCCGCTCGATGTGGTCTCTATCTCGCTGGTTGCTTGCTTGCTCTGGGCATCGCCCTCGCTACCAGAAGCGGGTGAATCCCCATCTTCTGTGCCGCCGGGCGCACTCGTGGCGTCAGCGTCTGCCGGACTGTCACCGCCCTCGCCGCCCGGCTTGCACTCGCCGTCCGGGTTGGGCGTCGCAGCGCTGGCTTCTTCCTCCTTCTTGGGGCGTGAGCCGCGCAGGTCTCTCTCGACCTGACGGGCGAGTTCGATGACGTCGCCCGTGTTGCGGCACTTGTCGATGAGGTCAATCCAACCGGGGAGCTTGCTGCGCAGAGACGGGTCGAGGCGGTCGAGACACTGCGTGTTGGTCTCGTCACCGTATGGCAGACGACCCTGCCATGTCAGCGCCACTGGCCCGATGAACGCAGGGTCTTTGCTGCGCTCGTCGTCAGCGGGAACCGTATCGAGGAACTCCCGGTTCACTGCTGATGCCGTGGCCCGGATGTTCTTCTCGGCTCCGGGGTACTCGTCCATAACGAGGCGCTCAAGACGTATGTCTTCGAGCGCGTTGACGATCTGCGGCAGTAGCTTGTTACCGCTGGCCCTGCACTCATCGTGCAGCTTCTGGCCCGCCTTGAAGTCGGTGTGCCGAATGTGTCCTGCCTCGTGGTCAACGTAGCCACGCATGACTGCGGCGTGTTCGTCACTCACGTCTTGGTCAAGGGCAAGAGATGGCAGCACAACTGTGCTGCCATCAGTGCAAGCATCGTCGCCACTGAACACAACTTGCACGTCGTGCTTGCGACCGAAGACACTCGACGTCTCGGATAGTTCGTGTTGGAAGATGTCTGATTTCATGTTGCTCTCCTTAAACAAAGACACGGTCAGCGATGCCGGACAGAACGGCACGGTCCTGCTCGGTCGCACGGTCGAGGATGGTGCAGGCAAGCGCCTGTTTCACGGCGGTCATCTCGTCTGGCATGAACTGAGCGAAGTGGACGATAGCGTTACCAAGCGCCGTCATCGCACGAGGTGACATGGGCTGAAGCACCTTGGCACTCGTGAACGCCTCGATGTGCTCGCCGACGTACTGGTTAAGCTGATCGACACGAGGCTCGGGCAGCCCAGGCGAGTAAGTCTTAATGAGTCTCTTGCGATCTGCGCTCTTGAGGTAATCGACCTTGACCCACACGGTGAAGCGGTCGAGCAGGGCCATACTCTGCGGACGTGCGCCCTGATACAGCCCCTTCTCGTCACCTTGGCCGACCGTGTTGCCTGTGGCGAACATGCGGAACAGCCTGTGCGGTTTAACCACACGGCCACCGTCCTCTGTCAGCATGAGGCCGTTGCCCTCAAGTGCTCGCTGCATGACATACGCAACGTCTGGCCGCACGAAGTCGATCTCGTCGAAGCACCCGATGTACGGGCCGCTCATCATCTGCGGCAGGATGCCATCAACGAACTTGGACGTGGTTACGCCGCCCTCGTTTTGCAGGGTGTCACGACCCATGAGGTCGGCTCGTGTTACCTCGCTGTCGAAGTTGATGCGCATGAAGGGCCAGCTTGTGTAGGCAGCAACCTGCTCGATGAGCGTGGTCTTGCCTGTGCCCGTGTCGCCGTGCAGGTACGCTCGCTGATTGGTCAGTATGGCGTACAAGACGCGGAACAACTCAGCGGGTCGGAAGATGTAGTCATCATCCTTGGCTGGGACATGAGGGTGCGGTGCATCCCACTCGAACGCGGGGATGTCGAAGTCGAAGCCGTCCTTGCCACGGGTGATACCGAACACCTCGAACGCCTTGCGCAACACAACCTTGCCCTTCGGGATCGTGCCGTCGGACGCGATCTCCGGGGTAGGCAGTGACGCGCTGATGCTCGTCTTGGCCGCAGCCTCCGCCCTGGCAATGCGCTCGGCTGCCTCGTTGAGTTCGGCGATCATGGTGTTGATCGGCGGCAACGAGACAGACGACAGCACCATGTCGATCAGCTTGGACTGCTCGCCAGCGACGGGTGTGTAACCCGATGCCTTGGCAGGCTTCGGCTCGCTGATCGGCGTAGGTTCGACATCGACCTCGATGCGAACGTGCTCCGAACCCGCGAGGCGCTCCGGGTCTGGCCACTGATTGTGATAGCCAAGCAGCCATCCAGTCTTGCTGCTCTCGCTACGAACGCCATACTCCACTGGGTCGGCGATTGCCGACAGCATCATTCTGAGTTGCTGCCTTTGGTCTTTGTGGCTTGCCACGGAAAGCAGGGTCTCGGGAGGCAGGGCGTCTCGCAGCGCGCTCGCGGTGCAGGCTGGGTTGACTTGGTTGGGGCCGTCACCGATCAGCGGCGAGAGCGCGTAGGTGTCGGTCATATCCGTATCGCGAAATTCGCCAAGGAGTACCGTTGGGAACGCCTTGCGTAGGTGCGCTCGACGCTCGGCAAACGCCAGCTTTCTCAATTCAGAAGCAGATAGAGTTGTCTCAGTCATGTAGGTTCCTTTCATGTTCGAGCCGAATGGGTCGGCTCCACCCTTCCAAGCCCCTTTGGGGACGCGCCCGCCTGCCTGCGCGTGGTTGGGTGTCACTGGGTGTATCATCAAAGATACATCCCTGCAACACCCAAGGTGTCCCAAGGGCACAAAAAAACCGCCATGCGGCGGCTACAGGCGTATGTGGTTGTTTAGGTGTCAGTCTTCCTCCTCCTCAAAGGTAATGGTCACAGACCGGATGCTGCCGTCTTCGCCGATGTCAGCGACGACCGGGTAGCAGCCGTCGCCGCCAGTGCTGACGCAGACACCCAGCCCCTCATGGCCAGCCGTGTAGGACCATGACACATGCGTCTGGTCCTGCATGACGTCGCAGAACTCGCCCCAGTCCTTCACGACCTCACGCTCACTACTGTCGTCCGGCAAGACGTAGCAGGGGTCACCGATCCAGCAGAGGCCAGCGTCGACGCCAATGAACCCGATGGTTTTGTTCAATTCCAATTCTCCTCGTAATAGGTCTCGCCATCGTGATGCTCTGCGGTAGCGATCAGATGGAGACGGTTGACGTAATGGTGCGCTGGACCAATGACGAAGACGTTGTCATCATCGCCCTCGACCACACTCCACACCTGGCTTTCGGCGAAGCCGTCATCGAGCGCGTCTTGCAACGTATCGAAGCGGCCCAGCTCCTCGAACGGGAACTCTGTGACGTGGTACTTCATCACCACCAGCTCGCCAGACCGAACTCGGCACCTGCGTGTGCTCGCATGACGCGGGCAAGGTCGCCGATCTCGGCGCGCTCGATGGGCCATTCGCCGTGCTCGTAGTCGCCTTCGTGTTCGGCTAGCCAGCTTTCGATGTCGCTTGCCATCTGGTTGACGACGTGCGCGGGGATGAAGTCATCGTAGAGGTCGATGCCGGACACCTCCAAGACGAATGGGGCGTACACCTTGCCCCGGAAGCTGCTGTCGCCGCCGGAGAATATGCCGCCACACAAGCGCGAGGACGGTTCGATCTTGACCTCCGGCGCTGTCTCGCCGGGGCTGCATTGCTTTACGAAGTAATTGTCGAGACCCATGATTTTTCTCCTCTATGGGTGTTGAAACAAAGAAGCCGCCCCGGCTCTCGCCGGGACGGCTTCAGACACACACATGTGTGAGCCGACTAAGCGGCTTCGTCCTTGATGACCCAGTGTCGCTGCCCCGAGTCATCTGGCCCCCTGTGCTCAAGGCGGTTGTGCGCTTTGAGCCTTTGCAGGGTGCGGTAGATGATCTGATATTCGCGCTTAGACATGCGCGGATTGACGGCTTTCATCACCTCTTGCGTCGTTGCTGGGCCGTCTGCGAGCGCATCGAGTACCGACTTCTGACGTTCGCCGTGGGGTACGTTTCGTCTGCCTGCGCGCCGACGCTTGGCTTTGACGCCGCCCTCGACCGCGCCGCCCTCGTGCTTGACAGCGATCTCGTTTGCGAGGACCAACACCTTGCCCTGCGCGAACAGAAGCACGTCACCGCTCTTTGCAGTGACGTCGTTGGTGAGGCGGAAAGAGTTTTCGATCTTCATGTGATTTCCTTTCACTAGGTGTATAACAGATCATACATAAACATGCGCTCTTTGGGTGTCAATGGGTGTAAAAGATGTGACGCCCGATCTTTGCGGTCACGCGCATGGTGTGCCGCCACATAGGGGCCACGCTGACTGCGTGGTAGTGCGTCGCCCCCTGCGACACATCGAGGGTGATCGACATGGCCGTGCGGGCCACGTTGATTGACGTTTCCCACGCATCCATGTCGTCAACACGCTCTGGCCTTCCATCGCACCAGAACGAGAACTGGCATTTGTGCCTGACAGGCTTGCCCTGCCATGTTTTGCCTTCGTGGACGACGTCACAGACGTTGTTTGGGTGTCTGTCGTCGTCGACGCGGTTCAGGATTACCTGCGCGACAGCAAGCTGCCCCGCAATCGGCTCGCCTCTGGCCTCGAAGTAGATGGCCATTGCGAGACACGCGAGCACGCTAGTCATCGGCGACCTCCAGCCATTGCTGGCCGAAAGCCCCGAGGCAGTAGCGGAGTTGCTCACTGCACACGGGGCACTTGTCGTCGCTGTCACGGACAGCATTGACGTTGACCAACTTGCGGCAAGACGGACAGGGAACGTCTACGTCTTGGAAGGCGCGGACGTAGGACCGCTGGATTTCCTCGGTTGATGCCTCACTCATAGTGCGGCCTCTCCGTAGGGAAGCTGCGACCGGGATGCTCCTCGACCCACGCTTTGAGGGTGCCCTCGCCCCAGCGACCACCTCGCATGAGGTAGCTGTCGTCGCCGTCGCCGTTGGCATCGACGCCATCATGCTGACCGAGGCCCATGCGATAGGCCGTCTGGCGCTCCTCGATGGTGTCTCGCAACGCCATTGCCGCTTCGCGGGTAGCCGCCGTGCCGATGGTCTTGATGAACTCGCCAGTGGCGTACCACCAGCCGCCCTCCTCCGGCCCGCCGTAGGCTTGGCCGACGTCGTAGATGTTGACGTAATAGGTCATGCTGCCCTCCATTCGCCGCAGCGCGGCATGTTGCGACAGGGTGCGTCGCGGTCACTGTGTTGCTCTGAGTACGTTAGCGTCACATCAGCGCCGCGAGCGGCGTTGATGACGATCCCGGCATCGCAGTCGCCCTCTGCGTAGATGCCGCCGTCGGCGTCCACGAAGCTGAAGCGGCTGAACGAGTGCTCGCTGAGATCGAGGCGTTCCAGTTGTTCGGGGCCGACGTACAGCCACTCGTGGCCGGGGTCGGCGTGCCACGTTAGTTGCATTACTTCCATCGTGTTCCTCCATGCAAAAAGGGCCGGAACCGGGACGGTTCCAGCCGGGACAGGACAAGCTCCTTCGGAGACGCAGGCGGGTGCGCGCGTTACCGCCACCTGCCACTGGCCTCCGCCGATGGCAGCAAGACGCACTCGTTGGTGGCCCACGAGCCGTCGGCAAAGTAGGTGACTTCGCCGCAGCCGATGACCCATTCGAGGGCGAGGAACGCCAAGGCGGTGCCAGCGGCTGCGACTGCGAGCATGTGGACGAACGTGCGGATCATCCACGCTAAGTTCGCTTTTACAGCGCCCAGGCGTCGTCCTCGGCGTTGTGTCGAGCGTCGCGAGCGGCGCTCCAAACGTCGCCGGAGCCGCTCGATTTCGCGGTCACGGCGTAGTTCACCCCTCGTAGGGGTGTGAAAGGCGTGTGTTTTCATGGGTTTGCTCCCGATGTTGTCGTCGTCGTGTCAGAAAGCGGGCGAAAAGCGCCCACGATGGGCAAAAAAAACCCCACGGCCCGAAGGCCGTGGGGCTGTGTGCAACGCGCGCTACTTGATGCGCACGAACGCGGCGATGGCAGCGACCTGCGCGGGATCGACCTCGATGCCCGCGTCTGCGAGTGCGGACGCGAGGGTGGCGATGTTCGGCTGCGCCGCCGCCTTGGCGGCGGGCTTGCGCGACTTGCGCGCCTTGGTCGTCTTGGGCGCTTTGGCGGCTTTGGCCTGCGGGCGCTTGGACTCCGCGAACGCGCGTGCGCTGTCGAGGCCGCCGGTCTCGGCGATCTGCGCGGCGGCGTTGAGCGCGCGGCGCTGCGCGTAGGAGCCTTCGGGCTTGCGAGCGGCGCGAGCTTCGAGCAGCGCGACCGCGTCTGCGGGCGAGAGGTCGCCCTCGACGAGGGCCTCGGCGATTTGCGCGAGGGTTGCTTGTGCGTACATGTGTGTGTCTCCGAGCGCGAGTTGCACAGGCCGAGCGCCACGCTCCGAGCGGCATCGGCACCCCTCCAAGTCCCTTCGGGACAGGTGCGTGTTGTGCGCACAGGGGGGGGCGGGGGGTGCCCCGCCGCCGACGTCGCGCGTTGGAATGTCACCTCCCCTACCCCTCTACTAAGCGGAGTAAATTTTGAAACGTCCGATGCCCCCGAAGAACAAGCTCCCGCGTGCGTGGATAAAGAAGGAGGGGATGCGCGAGCCAGACGACCCGCCAAAGCCAGGTCGCGTCCGCAAGAAGTGCGCCTCTTGCGGCGTCTACTTCACAGCCCCGAAAGCCTGGGACGACCGCCTCAACAACTGCTCAGTAGAGTGCAAGAAGCGGGCAACGCAGCTCAAAAGCCAAAAGGAAGCCTTCAAAGCTATGTCAAAAGCCGTGGCCCTAGCCGAAAAGCACCGCCTGACGCCCGGAGACAGCGCCCTCATACGCGGCGCGATAGCCAACTACGTCCAGAACCACATCACCCTGGCCAATCAGGTCGTCTCAGGAGAGGTGGAGTGGTCGCCTACGCAGGCTCGCGTGTTCGCGACCCTGCTCAACAAAGTCGTTCCCGACCTCAACGCCTCATACGTCCAGCATGAACACTCTCAAAAGAGCCTCGTGGACCTTTCCCGCGACGAGCTAGAGCGCATTGCCGCCGGAATAGAGGTCATCGACATACAAGCGGAGCCAGTAGATGATTAAGAATAAGCAAGCAGAGGCGCTGCCCAGCAGCCTGACCCTGCAAGAGTTCGGCAAGGCCATGTCCCAAGTGGACCTGTCCACTGTTTCGCCGGAAAACCGCCGCCTAGCCATCTTCGACCACCTCATGCGTGTCATGGCCGACACCATAGAGGACGGCACCAAAGCCTCCGAAATTCGTCAGGCACGCCTTAATAGAGTCTTGGGTGGTCGTGTCTGAGGCTGACGCCCGTCGCCAGGCAGCAAAGCACCTCCTGCTCCTTAGAGAGGCGTCTGAGGGCTTTCTAGGCTTCATTAAGCTCCTGAACCCAGACTGGAAGCTACCGGGCTTCCAGCTAGAGCTTATCGACGCCCTGGACCAACTAGAAAAGGGCACGCTCGGCACGGACAACCTTCTCATCACCATGCCGCCGCGCCACGCCAAGTCCACATTCGGCACGGTTCTGTTCCCCAGCTACTTCATGGCGCGCAACCCGCAGCGTTACGTCATGTCCTGCTCGTACAACAGCCAGCTCGCCACGGACTTCGGGAGGCAGGTCCGCTCCGTCGTCGAGGACAAGCGTCTTCACCAAGCCTTCCCAGACTTTACCCTCTCAACCGAATCTCGCGCCGCAGACGTCTGGCGCACAGAGGTTGGTGGCGCATACTTCGCAGTGGGCGTGGGCGGCACAACGTCTGGCCGACCAGCCAACCTCCTGCTGGTCGACGACCCCATAAAATCTCGTGAAGACGCTGAGTCCATGACGCAGCGCAACAAGACGTGGAACTACTACACCTCCGCACTGGCCACCCGCCTTCAGCCTGACCAGAACCACAAGCCACCCAAACAGATCATCATCCTCACCCGCTGGCACCCAGACGACCTGGCAGGCCGCCTGCAAGCCTCAGAAGACTGGGCGGAGGGTCGCTGGACCCACGTCAACTTCAGCGCCATCGCCACAAAGCAGAAGCGTGTCTCGCGCCACTTTCTGCCCAGAGGCAATCCCCTGCGCCTTGAGCCAGAAGAGGAGCCGAAAGAGGGGGAAGAAGCCACAACGCTGGTCGATAACGGTGAAACCGCCCTTTGGCCCGAGCGCTTCGACATAGAAGACCTCAAACGCAGGCAGCGTCTGAACCCACGCGAGTTTGCGAGCCTGTACCAGCAGCAGCCCTACATCGAGGGCGGCAACCTCATCAAAACAGAGTGGTGGCGCAACTACCCGTCGGACCTCTCGCCGGAACGCTTTGCGACCCTGGTGATCGGCGTAGACACGGCCTTCAAGAAAACGGAGTCCGCCGACTTCAGCGTAGCAGTCGTGGCCGGAATGGATCGCAATGGCGACATCTACATAGTCGACGTAATGCGCGGCAAGTACGACTTCCCCGAACTCAAGCAGCGCCTCATCTCCCTCAATAACCAGTGGCGTGGCAAGGGCTTACGGGCCATGTACGTCGAAGACAAAGCCTCCGGCCAGTCAATCATCCAAGAGCTGAAGCGCGAAAGCGGGATGTCCATTATCCCGTACAAGATCGTCCACGACAAAGTTAGCCGCGCCAACGCTGTTCTGCCCCTCATCGAGGGTGGTCGCGTCTACCTGCCGGAAAATGCCAGATGGCTGGACGACTTCATCGACGAAGCCGTCACTTTTCCCGGTGGCAACCACGACGACCAAGTCGACGCCCTCGTTATAACCCTCGACGTCTTGTCGCGAACAGCCATCTCGCCAGACGCTTGGGAGCTAAACGGCACCGTCAATGACTCCCTGAACAATATGCACAAGTCATTCGGTAAATCCCTTAGAGAATCTGTTTCCAGCGGCGCACGGAAGTGGGCTGGCTGGGGCATGTAGGACGACCGCTTACAGGCATGGAGATACAAATTCATCATGGCTACTGAAAATCCATCTGCACGGCCTTATAGCGGTCAAACCTACCGAAGCGCGGACTATGTCCAGCCGCCGACGGAAGGCGTCGTTGTTGACCTGTCGGAACACGCCGACAAGCTCATCAACTACGAAGACATCTCTCACCTTCTCAGCGAGGAGCAGGAGCGCCGCCTTGTCGACTACGTCAAGTCGATGGTCGACATGTCTTATTTCCGCATTCGCAGACGATACGACCATTGGAAGGAGGCCGACCGTGCCCATGATGTCTATGTTCCGGCAGATACTACAGAGTTCCGCGAAAAAGCTGTCATCGCTGATACGCGGGCTATTGCGGATACCGTGCTTACCTATCTTATGGCTGCTCTCGCGGGCCGTAACCCTATGTTCCAGTTGGAGGGACTCAATCGAAAAAGTCGTCAAGCGTCTCTCATCCTAGAGCGCGTGCTACACCAGCAGATGCGTCGCACGGCGGGCGAAGCCCGCCTTGCTCAGTTACTGCTGGATAGCATCAGGTACGGCTTTGCTCCGACGAAGGTTGTCTGGGACGGCAAGACGAACCAGAACCGCATCGTCAACTTTGACCCGCGTCGTTGCTTCCCCGATCCCCGCGTCAACTGGGGTGACTGGGACAACATGCAGTACATCGTCTTCTCAGACTATGTCTCCTTCAACTCACTCCTTTACAGCGGCCTGTACCCCAAGCTGCGCGAGTTCCCGGCCCTACGCCACAAGGTCAGCCCGCCGCGCAACGCCTGGAACGCGCATCACTGGAACAAGGAAGAGGGTCGCGGCCTGTCCATCGACCCCTCGACGCCGCATCAACGCGAGCGTTTTGACCACGCATACTTCACGCTTGGTGACGCCCGCATCGTCGACGAGGCATGGGTTCGCCTTTCCGGTTTCGAGATCGGAATCCCGTCTATCGACCAAATCTTTCTGGTAATGACGGTCCTCGACGAGAACGTCATCATCCGCATGCAGCTCAACCCCTATGGCCGCCAGTTCCCGACGGTCATTGGCGGTCTGTACCAAGACGCCCACAAGACCTACGGCCAGTCTCTATACGACCTTCTGCTGCCGATGCACGACGTTGCGACCTACCTGCTGCGCAGCCGCATCGACAACGTCAGCGCCGCCCTCAACAACCTTATCTTTGTTGACCCGACGCAAGTCAGCGTTCCCGACCTGATCGACCGCAACCCGTGGGGCGTTGTCCGTACATTGCCCGGACAGAAGCCCGGCGACGGCGTATTCATTGCCCAAGTCCCAGACGTGACTCGTGGCCACCTCAACGACATCGCAGCCATGACAGAGCTGAAGCAGCGTGTCTCCGCCGCCTCAGACGCGCAGCAGGGTGTCCCCACGCCAGACGTCCGCACGGCCACAGAAATCGCTCGCCTTACGCAGCTCGGCTCTCAACGCCTCGGCGTTCTCAGCCGCATCATGTCTGCGACCACCATCCGCCCGATGGTCCGCATGATGGTCGGCAACATCCAAGACACTCTCGACCTCGAAGGCAGTATTCGCATTGACAGCGACAACCAGCCGACGCAGCTCGCCTCAATGGTTGAGGACGGCTACCTCGACTACGACGTCCGCAAAGACCTCCAAGGCGACATCGACTACTTGGTTATTGACGGCACCCTGCCGCTCGAACCAACGCGCAACGCCGAGACATGGATGAACATGCTTCAGATCATGTCTCAGACTGGCCTCAACATGGAATACAACGCCGGTCGCATCGCCGAAGAGGCCATTCGAGCAATGGGCATTACGGACCTCGACCGCTTCCGCATCAGCCAGGAAGAGATGCAGGCGCGCGGTCCCAGCCCGTCGCAGCAGCTCGCCCTCATGGAGAAGATGCGCGGTGCGTCTGTGCAGCCCGCAGAAAACATTTCTCGCGACGTAGAGCGCGGCAACCTCGTACCGCTTCGGGAGGCCGGATAATGAGCGCCAAGATTCGTGATGCCCTTCGGGCGTCCATCGACCAGCAGGTCGCCGACTTTGTCGATGCCTCTTGCGCCGTAATCCAGGCAGGCGTGACGGCTAACGACGCTCTGTCGCAGGCCGTGAATCGCTCCGCGCTGGATCGTATCGCCCAGCTTGAGCAGAAGATCAAAGAGCTAGAGTCGGCCTTGGCCGAGAAACAGAGCGCGAGTGAAGACGACAAGTACGCGCTCACCAAAGCGAAGCTAGTTCGCCTTATGAAAGATATGGGGTACTTCAATGGCTGAGACTCGTCCGACAGGTGAACAGCTAAGGTTCCGGTCTGCCAACACCGGAGACCATATTCTCGACACCTATCTCGAATCCAGCGAGATCGGCGGGCGCGCCCTTTACGATCTCCTTGGAGACATCTTCGACAGCAACGGCGTCTCGATTGGCTCCGGCCTTTACGAATACGTCGGCAACTATGCGACCTCCACGACCTACTCGAAGGGCGATACGTTTCGCGACGCGGCAACCGAAGACCTCTACGTTGCCATTGCCGATTACACCTCGTCGAGCATCGCGACCGATCTAGCTGGCTCAAAAATTCGTCTTGTCCTGGACGCGTCTGTTCTCGACACGCTCAAGACGTCGGCGGAAACGGCGGCGACCAACGCTTCAAACAGCGCTACCAGCGCATCTACTTCTGCATCCAACGCCGCCACGTCTGCATCGAACGCTTCAACCTCTGAAACCAACGCATCCAACTCGGCGTCTTCGGCATCGACCTCGGCGTCTTCGGCCTCGACGTCTGCCACCAACGCGTCCAACTCTGCAACGTCTGCCTCGACGTCTGCGTCCAACGCCTCGACGTCTGCCAGCAACGCGGCTACCTCAGAGAGCAACGCCTCGACGTCTGCCTCCAATGCGGCGTCTTCAGCTTCGACCGCATCGACGCAGGCCACCAACGCCTCGAACTCCGCGTCTTCCGCGAGCACGTCTGCGTCAAACGCAAGCACCTCCGCCTCTAATGCGTCGACGTCTGCCACCAACGCCGCGACCAGCGCCACGTCTGCATCAAACGCCCAGACGGCTGCGGAGTCTGCTCGCGATTCAGCCCTGGCGGCCTATGACAACTTCGACGACCGCTACCTTGGTGCCAAGACGTCGGACCCATCAACAGACAACGACGGCGACGCCCTGATCGCTGGTGCCCTCTACTACAACAGCACCGACGAAATAATGAAGCTCTACACAGGCTCGGCCTGGGTGGCGGCTTACGTCTCCGGCGCGGATTACCTAGCCCTTGCCGGTGGCACGATGACCGGCTCGATCAATCTTGGTGGCAACAACATCACCAATGGCACCATCGACGGCACGGTGATCGGCGGGTCGTCTGCGGCTGCGGGTACGTTTACGACGTTGAGTGCGACGGGCAACACAACTCTGGGCGATGCAGCCGGAGACGTGACGCAGAACAAGGGCGGCTTTGCG